ATCCTATAGATGCTCGTATTAAATCACAACAAACAGAGCTTATTTTAATCCACGATCTATATGAAGGTATTAATCAAGCCAAACTTGGACCTTCTTACCGTTCTATTGAGCGAGATAAATTCACATATAGACCATTTGAGAAAACCGATATTACTGGAGAGTTGAATGGTGTTAATGCTGGCTATTGGGGTATTCAAGGTGTTTTTATATCTCAATTTGCTAATTATCAGATAAAAGACTTTAAAGATATAACAGTAAAAGAGATGACAGAAAAACCTTGGACGAAGATAAATATAATGCCTGAACCTATTGTTAGAAACAGTGACGGAACTAGCATTAACAGTTTAGAAAAGTTTGGAATAGCTGAAATCTCACACACTTAAATTAGTGCTATAAATATTACTAGAGGATAAAACTAAGATGACCGCAATAATTAAAAATAGATTCAGAATACAGAACGCTAAAGACTTCTTAGAAAATCTTGTCGGTCATCCTAGAACAAGTGTTATAGGTAACACAATCAATCTTACTGGTGTAACCGAAGCAGAAAGAATTGCAGATCTTCAAACTGAAATTGGTTCTCATGCTGTAGATAGAAATTTATATTTGTTTGTTGGTAGAGCTAGACCTTGGCCAACAGATCTTTTGAACGGAACTAATGAGTTGGCTCCACCTCTAGCTAAAGATACGATATCAGAAGAGTATCGTATTTGGGATGCTATGTTAGGTTTAAAGAAAGTCACTGAAACTTATTCTTCTCTTGTTGTTCCTAGATTTGATTGGGACGCTACAGGTGAAACTGTATATAAACCCTTTGACGATCAAGATAAAGATCTATTCAATCATCCAACTACTGCTGAAATTGCTGATGGTAATCTTAATAGCTATACCGCAGGATCTTTTTATGTATTGACTGATGAATATCATCTATTCAAATGTTTAGGTAATAATCTTTCAGCAAAATCTACAGTTAAACCACAAAAACCTTTAGCTGCTCCATTTATATTTGAGGGCTCAGATGGTTATAGATGGAAGTATCTAACAACAATTACTCCCGGCCAGGTAGTTAAATTTTTAACTGAAAGATGGATACCTGTAGTTCAACTAGCAGAAGATGATGGTAGTTCACAATGGTTGGTTCAACAGGCTGCCACTGAAGGTACTATTGATACTTTTATTATTGATAATAAAGGTTCCGGATATATTTACGTTCATTCAGGAACACTACAGGGGTTTAGCGGAACCACAGGTTCTTTAGATTCTGGATTTTCTATTGTGGCCTCAGCATATGTTGGAGCACAGATTCATATAGTTTCTGGAACTGGAGCAGGCACAGTAAGAAACATTACATCATATGATGAAACTTTTGGTATTGTTACTGTAAATGTTGCTTGGTCTGTTGACGGAAGTTCTGTATATGAAATAACGCCAAAACTTACTATTTCAGGAAACGGAACAGGCGCTACAGCCAAAGCAGTTGTTGAAACTCTTGCTGGGCCTGACCAATATAAAATAACAAAAATTATTTCCACTGCTGGTGGTTCTGGTTACACTTTTGCTTCTGTGTCTATTACTGGAGCTGGTGGTTCTGGTGCTTCAGTGAGAGCGCAGATAGCTGCTCCGGGTGGTCATGGTTCAGATATAGAAAAAGAACTTGGTGCTTTCTTTGCCATGTTGAATGTTAGATTGAAATATGAAGAAGGTGCTGGAGACTTTCCTATATCTAATGACTATAGACAAATTGGAGTAGTTAGAGATCTTAGAAACTTAGATGGTTCTTTAGCGACTGAAGATACTCGTATTGCTACAAAGAAATTAAATCTAACTGGTGTTAGTCCTGGTTTGGGTGGCGATTTTGCTCCAGATGAAGATATCACTACTGGTGGAGCTACTGCTAAAGTTATAGATTATGTTGCTACTGGTCCTGGAACAGGAACAATAACTTTCTTTCAAGATGAAATAACAGGTTATGCTTCATTTGCTGGTGGACAAGTGGTTAGTGGTTTAACTAGTGGTGCTACAGGAACTATTGCTTTATCGGGAGTAATAAATGAAGAAATTAAAAAGAATGTTGGAGAAATCATTTACATAGAAAATCGTAGACCTGTTCTGCGAGCCCCTGACCAGATAGAAGATATAAAAGCTATTATAGAATTCTAATATAAATAGAATACAGACTTTGGTAATAAGAGAATATGACTAAAATAGATTTAAATCAATCACCATATTTTGATGATTATAATGAGAATAAAAAATTCTATAAAATCCTATTCCGTCCAGGAAGAGCAGTTCAAGCAAGAGAACTAACACAAATTCAAACTGCTTTACAGAAGCAAGTTGAAAGAATGGGAAGACACATCTTTGAACAGGGTTCACAGGTTCTTCCAGGCTCTAAAGAAGGAGTTCGTTATATTAACAATAACGGCTTCATTAAAATTCCAAGAACCTCATATGCTAATACCTTAACTGAACTTAATACTTATTGGTTAGGAAAAGAAATAATTAGTGCTAGTGGTGTTCGTGCTAAAGTAATCGGGGTTAGAGAAGCAGACACTATTAATGAAGCAAGATTATATCTTAACTATCTTAATGCTTCTACTAGCGGTTTAGTTACTTCTTTTGTTTTGGGTGAAATCATACAAACAGATGAAATAGTTCCAATTACAACTACTATTCCTGCTACTCAATATTCTATCGGTTTAATATCTTCTGTTATAGTCGAAGAGGGTGTATATTTCTTTGATGGTAATTTTATTCTTGTTGATCAACAAACTGTTTTTATTACTCCGCCAGACACCGAAGATCAAGCAACATGGAATAACCAACCAACGGCTTTGGTTGGACTTAAAATAACTGAAAGTGTTATAACATCCGATGACGATGAAACGCTATTAGATAATGCGTTGGGTTCACCAAACTATGCGGCTCCAGGAGCCGACAGACTTCATATATCTGCTGATTTAATTCAAGCTGCTTTAAACACTGACGATTCGGATTTTATTTCTCTTCTTAGAGTTGTTGATGGTGTTGTTCAAGCAAGAGTTATACGAACTGAATATTCAGTCCTTGAAGATACATTAGCTAGAAGAACAAATGATGAAAGTGGAGACTATAGTGTAGTACCATTTCAAATCCAGATTAGAGATTTCCTAAGAAATAATATTAATAATGGTATTCATAATGAAAAGGAATTTCATTTTGATACTCAATTAGAAGCTCAAAAAATATCAATATCTACTTTTGGTTTAGCCGAGCCAGGAAATGCAGTGCTTCATCCTGATTTTATTTCAGTGTGGGTTCCTGGAACTTCATATAATACTGCTGGAGATGCTAGTTCATTTATTCAACTATGTGATGATCGATTAAGTATCAAAGTTGATCCAGGTAAAGCATACGTTAAGGGTTATGAAATTGAAAAACTTTCTACTACTATAATAGATGTTGTTAAAGCAAGAACATTACGATATAGAAATAATAAAACTATATCTACTCCTCTTGGAACATTTTTATATGTTAAGAAAATGTATGGAGCATTAACTCTTGAGACATATGACACTGTTGAACTTTATGATCGTCCTATAGTAACTGGAGGTGCATCTTCTGGAAATAAAATAGGCACTGCTAGAGTATTAGCCGTAGAATTTTTCAGTGGTGTTAATGGTAGTGTTGATGGAGTATATCGCCTATTTGTTTTTGATATGAAAGCCGATCCAGGCAAGTCACTTAGACAATTAAAATCTATATACTCACCAAATCCAACTTTTACTTGTGATTGTGTAACTCAAAATTTTAGATTAACTGGTTCTGTTGCTAAATTACCTAATCAATTAATTGGTACGGGAACATCTTGGAAAAACGATGAACTACAAAGACTACAAGCAGGAGATTTTGTTCAAGTAAGCCAAGGGCCAACAGCTACTATCTATAGACTCCTTTCTACTCCATCAAACGATAATGTGTTAGATGTTACCCCTAATCCAGCAGGAGCACTTTGGCCTGAGGGTTCTACTATAGATTATTCTTTTGTGTCTCCAGAAACCAATTCACAAAATTCGGGATTATTATTCAGACTACCAGATGATGTTGTATACACACTTCATGGGGGTTCACAAGGTTTTGTTGATACTTCTCTAGCTGGAATTGATACTGTATATACTTCACGTAGAGTTGTGGGTAATGGAGTTGTTCCTGTATCTGATGAACTACAATTTACTTTATCTGATCCTAATGAAGAGTTTGAAGATTTTAATACTTCTGGATATGCAGTAATTAATCTTGGTGGATTATCTGGTGATTGGTTAGAACTTATTCCATATGTTGCAGGAAATCCTTCTGCTGGAAAATGTGAAGTTCAAGCACTTGGAGCACAAGTAACATTTCACTTAAATAATACTGATACGCTTTCTGCTGGTCTTAATGGGTTTTATGTAATCACTCCTGTAATACATAGTGGAAATTTTGCTTCAAAAGAAAGATCTAAAACTTTAGTTAAAGGTTCTTTTCCTCTTGGAGTATACTCTGGTGAAAGTGTAGTTAGTGCAGGCTCGGATGTATCAGAAATTTCTCTTGGTAGAGCAGACGTACTTAGAATAACTAGAGTTGTAGAATCTCAAAATTATACGTCAGTGCCAAGCGATTTAGAAGTTCTTCCTCCAACAGATAGAGATATTACTGGTCTTTATATTTTAGATGATGGTCAAAGAGATTATTTTTATGATATCGCTAAAGTAGTATTACGTCCCGGAGTAACCAGACCAAGAGGACGAGTAAGAGTAGAATTTGATTATTTTCAACATGGTACTTCTGGTAATTATTTCTGTGTAGATTCATATCCATTCAGAGGTCCTGGTAAGCAAATGGACTATGAAGAAATTGGCATATATGTTTCTGCTGATGGTACAGAATATGATTTAGCTTCTGCTGTAGATTTTAGACCTAGAGTAATAGAGCCTGGTGGTATTGGTTCTGGTTTTGCTACTACTCTTGAATTACCAAAAGAAAATTTTAGATGTGATTATCACTTCTACGAAGGACGTATTGATAAACTATTCTTAGATAAGAGTAGTAAGTTTCTTATTAAGTCAGGAACTCCTGATGTTAAACCTCAAGCTCCAGATGAACCAGAAACAGGAATGGTAATCTATGCTTTAGATTTTGCTCCATATACTGCTTTGCCGGCTTCGGTATTTCCTAGATTCCGAGATAATAAGCGTTATACAATGCGCGATATTGGTAAACTTGAAAAGAGAATTTCTAATCTCGAATACTATACTACTCTTTCTTTACTTGAAGTAAATACAAAAGATCTTAAGATCACTGATGCTCAAGGTAATGATAAATTTAAGAATGGTTTCTTAGTTGATAACTTCGGAACATTCAATGGCGATTTAGGTAGTGCTGACTATAAAGCTGCCGTTGATCGTACTGCTGGCACAGCTAGACCTATTATAGTTCAACAAAATGCTGGACTATTTGAAAAGGTATTACTAGAGCCAAATACTATTCAACAAAATGCACTAAGAGTAGCTGCCAGATATCAAAAGACTGGAGATATATACACTCTTCCTTACACTCCAAATAAACTACTTGAACAAAAGAAAGCAAGTAAAGTAGCTAATGTAAATCCTTATGCTGTATTCACATTTGTTGGAGCAGTAGATATTACTCCTTGGTCTGATGAATGGAGAGAAACTAAAACTGTTGAACCATTAAATGTTGTTGATTCCGGTGCGTATGAAGCTGCACAGAAATCATTCGGACCGACAGGCACAACTATTGATTATACTTCTACTACACAGCAATGGACTGGTAGCAAAACAGAATCAACTAAGATTGGAGAAGTTATTAAGGTTGGTGGTCATGAATTCTTTGATGATCTTCCTAAGAAAGAAAAAAAGAAACTTAAGAATCAAATAAAGAAAGGCAAAGGTAAAGTTGTTATTCCAGAAGGTTATGTAAATTCTGGTGAAGAAGTTCCTGCTGGCCGTAGCACAGAAATTGCTGATAAGTTTAGAACTACAACAACTATTACTGGCGAACAAATCACACAAACTTTCACTTCAACTTTTGTCGATCAAGGTTTCTCAAATCCAGTTTCATTTGGTTCGAGAATTATTGAAACTGCAATGGCAGAGTTTATGCGCGCGCGAGAAATAGTTTTCAGTGCCAAAGCTTTTATGCCATTTGCTAGATTGTATCCTTTCTTTGATGATGTTGATGTTGCTGAAGACTGTAAGCCAGATGGTGGAGCTTATGGTAACGATCTTATATGCGACAGTAAAGGAAGACTTAAAGGTACTTACAAAATTCCTAATAGAGAAGGAAAGAAATTCAAAGTTGGTGATCGTATATTCCGACTAACTACCTCTCCAAACAATCAAAAGAATCCACCTCCTGCTTCTGCTGGTGAAGGTAAATATACTGCACGTGGATGGATTGATGTTCAACAAGAAACAACCTATTCAACAAGATTGTTTACTGTTGACCGAGGCAGCACAACAAGCTCAAGTGATATTTCTTTACAAACTTCTGAAACATTCTCAGAAGGTAAAGCGTGTCCAAGAGATCCTATAGCACAGAGTTTCTTCATTTACGAAAATGGCGGATGTTTTATCACGGCCGTAGATGTTTTCTTTTATAAGAAGCCAACAGGAAGTTCTCAACCTTCAATTACATTACAGATTAGACCTTTAGATGAAGGTGGTAATCCATCTAATAAAGTTCTTCCGTTCGGTGAGATAATTAAAGAAGCGGTTGAAATAGTAACTAATAAAGTAGATCTGATTAATGGAACTCTAACTGTTGTGGGTTATGATAACTCCGATTCTCAGATTGATGCTACTACTGATAATTCTGGCCCATGGCCTTCAACTAATGTTACTAATTCTTCTGGTAGAGCAATAACTTCTGGAGTTCCAGTAACTCTTGGTACGGTTCCTTCTGATGATATGATACCAACAAGATTTACTTTTGAAAGTCCAATATATCTTTCACAGAATGAAAGTTTTTGTTTTGTTTTAATATCTGATAGTAACGAATATAATGTTTGGGTTGCTCAATCTGGCCCAGACGTAACAAGCAGAGAAGGACTTGATGCTTTCAGAGATGAGGGTGAAGTTAATACTGAAATTGGAACTAATACGCCAATATTAAAAGACCCATATATTCAAGGTATCTTCTTTAAGTCACAAAACGGAATATCTTGGTCTGCCGATCAAACTATTGATATAAAGTTCAGCATTTGGAAAGCAGAATTTAATACTGCTGTCAATGGTGAAATAGAATTTGTTAATGATGAATTAGCATTAAAGAAACTTACTTTAGATCCTATTGAAACAAAAACTGGATCAAGCAGAGTTAGAATACTTCATCCTAATCATGGTTTAACTACTGATGCGCCTATAAGTAAAGTAGTATTTCAACCTAATTATGACATTACTCTTACTGGTGCATTAAGTAGTGTAGGAACAACTGTAACAGGATCTGGAACTCTATTCACTAGCGAACTTGTTGTTGGAAGTTTTATTCAACATCCCGTAACTGGAGAACAAAAGAAAGTAACAGCAATTGCTAATGCTACTTCTTTAACTATTGCGAGTGCGTTCACTTCATTACAATTAGCATCAAGCACTAATGTACAAGGAACAACCTTTGCTCTTCCTGACGCTTCTTCATTAAATGGTTTAGACGCTTCGACATTATTTAACTATGTTGGACATAGTGTATTATTAACAGAAATGGATTACTACATTATAGATCTTGGAACAAATGCCACTGTTGATGGACGTGTGGGCGGTTCGCAAATATTGGCGTCTGAAAATAGAAGATTTGAAGAATTAATGTTATTGACTACTCCATTAGCATTACCAGAAACAGATATTACTTGGAACGTTCAAACAACTTCTTCTGCTGGTGTTAATGATTTAATAACACAACCATATGAAGTTCTTCCTAGAAAAAATCTAATACCTAACGAAAAAATTATTTTTGATAAGCCAATGCAGATCAGTTCATATATTAATGAACATAATAGTGGAGATGTTCCTCCTGGCCCATCACAAGTATCTACTTCTGGTTTAGGTGATAAGAAATCATTAAATATTCGTGCTATATTAAAGAGTTCAAATAAAAATCTATCTCCTGTTATTGATAGATCTCGTATGAGTGCGTTCCTACTTTCACATAGATTGGATGATCCTCGTGGTATTAGTGGTTCTGGAGTTGTTGCATCACAGATTGTGAATGATGTATTTGATAATTATCAGTGCTTACCTACTACTGTATCTCCAATTGTTGCTACTACTGCAAGCCTGTTTTGGTTTACTACATCTACTGGAGCACTATCTGGACAGTCTTCAGGTGCGTCAGGAAGCATAACTGTTACAGGTGATATAAATGCAAAATACTTATCTGAATTGAAAGTTGGCTCTAAGATTAAAGTAAGTTCTTCTTCTGAAGAAAGAATAGTTAGAACTATTGCAAGTGATACTTCATTAACTGTTGATGTGGCATTTGGGGTAACATTTGGACCTGAAGTGATACATACTGATCCAGCTAATGTTAAAATTAAAACTGCTGACCCTAGTGCAGCAAAACATATTAGCAAACTAGATATTGGTAAATATTTGACTATTTCTGGTGCAACTGGAACAAGAAGCTTTACAGATAGATTAATTACTTCTGTAGAATATAGTCCAGATAATACTGTTGTTGATTCAAATTTGGGAGCTCCTAAACTAGCAGAAATTGAAGTTGATTATAGAACATTAACTGCCGCTACTATCGAAACAAACGCTATAACTATAACACAAAAAGATAGATATATTGATGAAATAGCTCCATCTGGTGGAAGCTGTGCCGCTAAGTATGTTTCTAAGAAATTAGTAGTACCAAGAGAATCAAATTCTCTTAAGGTTATGTTTGATGCTCATAGACATAATTCGTGTCAATTAGAACTTTATTATAAACTTGAGCCTGTAAATTCTGATAAGCACATAGATAAGCTTAACTGGATTAAAGGTGAGTTTAATCTTGATATTAATAGTGTATTACAGCCCGCTATTCCAGATGCTAATGACGGTCTTAATGAATTTAATACTTATGAAGCTACTTTGAATGATCTGCCTGGTTATGTTGGAGCCCAAGTTAAAGTAGTTATGAGAGGTGGTAATCCTGCAAGACCTCCACTTATCAGAAACTTCAGATTAATTGGTTTGGATGAATAGCATGAAAACTTCTTTAGTTGAAAATAATCCACAACTACGTAGAGATTTGAATACTGGTTCAGTGATTAATATAGACGAAAATGGTTATAGAAATCATAAGAAGCAAAAAGCTCTTAGTAAACAAAAAATAGAGTTAGAACAGGCCAAAGAAGAGCGAATAAATAGATTAGAGACAGACGTATCAGAATTGAAAACTGGTATAAATCAAATTTTAGAGATATTGAAAAATGCCAATTCTTAAAGTACCAGACACAGACAGTTTTGACTTGTGGAGACAGAAGACTAATCTTCTTGCTCTTCAACAAGGAGACTTTCAACGTCTTATTGCTCCATTGGTTTATCCTATTTCTGGTTCGGTAACTTCTTTTGGTGATAGCTTAGTTGGTGTTGGAACAAACTTTGTTACAGAACTTATTGTAGGTAGTCGTGTTAGAGATATTGGAACTTTTGCAGAAAGAACTATTATTGAAATAACTTCTGCTACTACTGCTAAAACTGACACTGCTTTTACTCCCGCATTGGCAGCTTCACAATTAGCAACAATGGATATTATAACAGCACTAAATTCTACGTACCTAGCAATAGGAACAGTACAAAGAAATATTTTAATCCGCGCAATAGCGATGAGTTAAAGAGGTAATATGACAGCACTAAATGGATTATTTAAAAACGCGGTAAAGGCAGCTATAGGAAATTCCTTTCAGACTATCTATACCGCCCCGGCTCTAAAAGATAGTTATGCTATTGAACTTGACGTTGCTAACAACGGCAATACTGGTGTTCAGATTACCGCAAGACTTTATGATATCTCGGCTGGTGTTACAGCAAATATTGTTAAGCTCGCTCCTGTTCCTGTGGGTTCTGCTATTCAAATTATTGATGGTCAAAAGATTGTTCTTGAAGCTGGAGATTACATTGAAGTTAAATGTGATACTCCTGGCGAAACAGTAGATGTTATTCTATCATTAGTAGAAGACGTAAATAGTTAAAGGTATTTCATGGCTTATATCGGTAACGGTAGAACATTATTAATTTTCGGACCTAATGCTCAAGATGACATTGTTCCTGATGGTGTATCTTCTACTTTTAATTTATCTCAAGAAGTTCCTGGTGGTTACGAAGGTAATGTAGTAGTTGTTCGTAAAAGATATCTTTTAGACCAACTTATTGTTGAAAACGGTGGCGCTCCAATTTCTTTAGTTTCACCTAATAGAATCACTACGATTAATACAGATGTGGCGGCCGCCTTATCTATAGTTCAAGCTCCCACAACTGATAATGATTCATCTAATATTCACATCTCAGGATCGGGTGCTGGTAATGATGGTGTTTATAGAGTTGCTTCTATAAATTATACTGGAGACCAAATTGAAATTTTTATTATAGGAACTTTTTTTGATGAATATAATGCTCCAATAGATGTTTCTTGGGGAAGAACAACTGAATGGGAAGTTCTTGAACCTGAACTTGATTATGTAATAGGTGGCGTAGGAAATAATACAAATCAAGAAATCACCTTTCAAGCTGGATATATTCCTGCCATTGATGATAAAATTTATGTTATTCATAAAGGTGATGCTACTTATAATTTTGTTCCTTCACAGGCATCTGTTGGACCAGATCAATTACAACAAAATTTAAGAAACTTTGTATGCGATAGATATGTTGGAGATGGGACTACTACTACTTTTGCTCTATCACAATTTGCCGTAAACGCTAAAACATTATTAGTATATCAAGTAGGCACAGAAAGAGATGGTGATGATCCAGATCAATCATTTATAGGCGATTGGTCATTAGCTCTTAATGGTCTTAGTATAACATTCGCTAGTCCTCCTAATATAGGAAATCCTATAAAAATTCTTCATTTAGGATTTTCTACTGTTGCTAGACGTGCTTCTTTATCTCCAGGACAGGCTGGTTTATTAGCTCCAGGAACTGTAAACAACGCTGCGCTCTCTGCCAATAGTGTAACTACAGATAAGATTGCACCTGGAGCAGTTCAAAATTCTGACATTGGTTCCGATGCAGTAGGTGGTTCTAAAATTCTTTTAAACAATGAAGAAAATCTTCGCGGTAAAGATTTTGGTGGTACTGCTAGAGGTCTACTTAAAATAAATGCAAGCGATCAAACAGTTTTAAACTCTCAAGGTGATACACTACTTCAAGTTGCTGGTGTAACTAAAATAAAATTAGATAATGCTAATAGTGCATTATCTCCTGAAGTGACAAATACTATTGCATTAGGTACAGCAACAAAAAAATATTCTGCTTTATTTGTTCAAGGCACCGCAAGTCTTGGAGCTACCGATGTTACAACATTAAGTGCTTTAGGTAATATTACTGTAACAGGTAACGTTATTTTACCTACTGGTGGAGCAACTGTTGATGGTGTAGATCTTACAGCATTAAAAACTCAAGTAGACCAATTAGCATTAGATCTTCTTGCTGCTGTTCCTACAGGAACTATGAAAATGTGGATGGTTGATGGCGCTACCCCTGCTGGTTATCTACTATGTCAAGGGCAAGTAGTTTCACAAGCCACATATAGTAATTTATTTTCTGTATTAAGTACAACCTTTAATACCGGCGGAGAAGGTGGTGGCAACTTTAGAATACCAGATTTAAGACAAAGATTTCCTATAGGTAAAGCCGCTTCAGGTACAGGATCTTTATGGGGTCCAGTTTCGGGTGTTGGTGGTTCAATAGATCATACTCATACTAGCGGCGCCCATACACACGATTTAAGTTCGCACACGCATGCGGTTCCTGGACATTTTCATGCACAAGATACAGGTGGCGGTGGCTCAACATTAGCCATAACTGGTTTATCGGGAACTCATACTACAAATATTGATATATCGCACGGACATACTGCAAGTTCTCTTGGTTCTTCAACTGGAGCTTCTATATCTCAAAGTGCCCACGCACATACTATTAATATTAGTGATCCTGGACATGCTCACAGTGTTTTTGATCCTGGACATACTCACGGTATGGCCGGAATGAACGCTAACGCGAATCACTCCCATACTGGAAGCACAAATACAGACGGTTCACATAATCATGCCACTGATACTTCAAGAGGTGCCGGAGTAAATTCAGGTTCTACTGGAAAACCCGACAAAAATGATGGTAATGTGACTGCTAATACTGGTACTATGAATATAGATACCGCATCAAGTACCCACAGCCATGCATTTACAACTAATACGGCGAATGTTGATCACTCTCATACAATTTATGTAAACGGAACAGGAGTGGGAACAAATGGGATCGGCACAGGAGTAAGTGCTGTTTGTGTTCCAACTACAGCTAACGTAACTTTTAATGATGCATCACATTCCCATACTATAACAGTAAATGCTTTAGGTGCGACAAATAAAACTGATATTTCAGGCGTTCACACTCATGCAGCTAATACATTTTCTGGATCTATTGGTAATGTAGCAGGTGGTATTTCGGGCAACTCAAATTTTTCAACATTTGGGCCAAGTGCTGCCAATACGGGTTCCGCTGGAGCAGTAACAACTACTTCAAATAATCCTCCATTCCACACAGTGCATTTCATAATTAAAACATAAGGTGATATAGATGGCAAAGTATTTAGGACGAGATGTAGCATACGGTTTATTTGATAAACAAGTAATTGTACCTGATGGAGTTAATGACGAATTTACTCTCATCTATCAAGTCGGCTCAACTGGTTCTTTGCTTATTAACTATGCTGGAACTATATTAGAGCCTGGCACTGAATATGCTTTAACTGAAGGCGGTCAGAAAGTCCAGTTTTCTTTTGTGCCTCAAATTGGTTATAGTCTATATCTTGTTTATATGGGTAAAGAAATGCAAGTGCCTTCAGTGGCAGGAGCTTTCCCATTACTAGTACAAGCATTAGGTGATGGTGTTACAACTGCTTTTACTTTACCATTATCTCCATTAAATGTTGCTGGTATTATTGTATTCAAACAAGGTATTCAACAAAGAGCAACAACACATTTTACTCTATCAGGAGCAATAGTTACTTTTACAACTGCTCCTGCGTTTGGCGATTTTGTAGATTTTTATATTCTTGGTATTGAAAGAACTGATCTAGTTACTGTAGATCCTCTTGCTATTACTAATGATAAAATTGGGCCAATGGCCGTGACTGCTGATAAACTTAATTTATTATATACTGCTTATGCTAGTGCGTTAGATACTTTCGGTGGAATGGCCATTGATAGTTATACTATTAACGTTGCTGAGTATATTGATCAGGGTAGATGTATTAAATTAAGGTTTCAAGCTACAGTAACTTTAAGCGGAACACCTGATAACAAGATTAGAATTCTTTTACCAATTCCAAACAACGGTAGTACACTTGTTACTGGCTCAGTAACATTAAGTTCTTCTACTACTCTTGAGAATGGAATCATTAGATGGGGTAGCGTCAATCACTTTGACATACACAGACAATTTGGGGTAAATTACGAAGCTAATCCAACCGAGTGGACCGTTGAAGTTGATATGGAGTATGAATCTGCCTAAAGCGGTTTCAAACTAAATAATTGGAGCTATAGCTCTAACAATTTTAAGGCGGAAACACAATGTCAACCACTCTAACAAGTGCCATCATAAATGTAAATGTTTCCAAGCTCAAGAAAGATCTTGAAGCACTTGGAGACATCAAAGTACAATCTATTGCGCCCAAAGACGGTCTTACGCTCACAACTGTTATCATGGTTCGTGGGGATGGTGTTTCTAATCTCACAGGTTCACAAGTAATAGCCGCCCAAGCAGTCATAGATGCTCACGTAGACCTTCAAGACGAAGACTTAAGACTTCTTGGTAGAAACGATACGGTATTAGGTAATACACAGGCAGGAACACTTGATTTCTATAATACTAACGTTGCCCGTTGGAGAATCAATACTTCTCATGCTCTTTTGCCTGTTGCCAATGCTTCTTATGATCTAGGTAGTTCTGGATTAAGAATCAATCAACTCTTTTCTGTTACTGGTAACTTTTCTGGTGATGTTAGTATCTCTGGTAACTTAACTGTAAGCGGAACCACTACTACAATCAATACAGCAAACTTAAATATTGCTGATAATATAATCACTCTTAATTCAGATTGGACTGGAGCTCCCACTGAAGATGCTGGTATTCTTATTGAACGTGGTTCATCTACTGATGCTGAAATTCTATGGAATGAAACTACTGATAAATTTCAGGCTGGTGTATTAACAGATCTACAAAACATTATTAGACAAACTGAATTTGATACTCACGTAAACAACGTAAGTAATCCACACTCAGTAACTAAAACACAAGTTGGACTTTCTAACGTTACTGATGATGCACAGTTAAAAAGAGCTTCTGGTGATTACATAAGTTTTACTGCTAAAACTGTTCCTGTTTCTGCTGATGTATTTTTAATTGAAGATAGTGCGGCCGGTAATGCCAAAAAGCGGGTAACGTTTACACAAATTAATTCTAATCTAGTTCACCAAAATCTTTCTGGTGCTGGAACAAATACTCATACTCAAATTGATGCACATATATCAGATCTTGCTAACCCACACGCAGTAACTAAAACACAAGTTGGACTTTCTAACGTTACTAATGATGCACAGTTAAAAAGAGCCGCAAGTGATTTTAGTTCTTTTACTGTTAAAGCTACACCAACAAATTCAGACGTTCTTTTGATTGAAGATGCTGCTGGTTCTGGAGCAAAGAAATTTGTAACTATTGGAAGCTTACCATTTTCTGCTTCTGCTACCTTAGATGGATTTCCTCTTCCTGCTACTCCAACCAACGGACAGACTGTATTATTTAATAGCGGTTTAAGTCAATGGGATTATATTGAAGAAGGGGTTGCAAAGAAAGTTGTAACAGGTTCGGGTAATAAATCTTTTGATGCTACAAGTATTCCAGATGATGCCGAATATCTAAGATACGATTCAGGTTTAGATAAGATTATTTGGGCGACTGCTCCTGGTGTATCAAGTTCTGGACCTATTGGTTCTATTATTTCTCATTCTGCTTCTACTGCTCCTTTAGGTTATTTACATTGTGATGGTTCGGCAGTCTCAAGAACTTTCTATGCTGATCTATTTGCAGTTATTGGAACTCTATATGGTGTTGGAGATGGTTCAACTACTTTCAATCTGCCCGATACACGACAAAAGTTTTTACTTGGTCTAGCAGTTTCAGGAACTGGTTCTACTCTTGGTAGTTCAGGTGGTGCTATAGATCATCAACACACTCTATCAACCACTGCTACTGGACAAACTGGTGGAGCTGGTTTATTGTTGACTTCAACATCTACTGGAACAAGTAACCCTCCGTTTGTAGCAATTAAACACTTCATTAAGTATAGTGATAATATTCTTGCTAGTGGTATTACTAATATAGCAAATGATATTGCTTTTACTGGTATATTAACACAACAAACACATTCTGCTTATGCTGGTTCGCAAGAAATAAAGAAAACTTTTGGTTTTCAAACAACAAACGCAACACAACAAACCGCTTTATCAATTGCTTTACCTGATTTAACTGTAACATGGATTGAAGTTTTATTAACTGCAAGATTTCAAAACACTGGCACAAATAAAAGTTATGTTGCAAGAGTATTTGGTGGCGTAAGAAGAAACAATGGAGGTTCCGCGGCGCTAATAGATTCGCCAGAAATTGCTGACTTGATTGCTGAAAACCCAACAAATTATTCTGTAGATTTAGGAGTTAGTGGTAACAATGTAACTGTGTTGGTTACTGGTGCTGCTGGCGAAACAGTAAATTGGACGGGCACAGTAAGATACCAATCAGTAAGTCTAGCGGTTTAGGAGTAATTTAACTATGGCTAAACTACGAAACATCACAACAGTCGTAGGATGCGCAGGGGTCCCAGTCGGAACAATTGTTGCGTTTGGTGCTTCTACGGTTCCGGCAGGCTGGCTATTATGTGATGGTTCACCCATTTCAAGAACAACGTATCTAGATCTATTTAATGCTGTTAATACTATTCACGGAGCTGGTGATGGTTCTACTACATTTAATATCCCAGACATAAGACAAAGATTTATTTTAGGTAAAGCTGCTTCAGGCACAGGAAATATTCTAGGAACTTTTGGTGGTTCTATAGATCATAATCATACTGTAGCAGGACACTTTCATGGTATGGGAGCAGGAGCAGATCTTAATATTAGTTCTTCAGGTTCTCATACTATTGTATTAGATCACTCACATTCTGCCGGAACTACTGGAGCTGGTTCTGCTCACACTCACGGATTAGGAACTATTGCTACTTCCGCCACTTCACACAGCCACGCACACACTTTAGGCACTGATACTGTTGGAGCCCACACTCATGATATTAGTCATGGACATAGTGCGAGTTCTGGTTTACAATCAGCAAACCATTCTCACAATGTTAATGGAAATACGAACACTGATGGTCTACACGGACATAATATTCAAGACCCACAACATTTACATTATCAAACAACTACAGCTAATCCTGGATCAGGTAATGGTTCTGCTCCTTATCAAAATGGTGTAAAAGCAACTTACGATTTCGATGCATCAAATTTAACTTCTTATCCTGGAGCAGGCGCCACAGAATATAGTTATACCGGAGTCTATATAAATGCTGGTGGAGAATCTAACCATTCTCATGGTATTGCTATTGTTTCTGGTGGTGATAACAGTAATCACAATCACGCAATCACAGTAAATTCTTTAGGTGGTTCAAGCGGTGGAGCAGGATCTCATAGTCATGAGGTGAATACAGGCTCAATCACCGCAGAATCCGCACACGTTCATACTGTTACTGGAGCTCCTGCTACTGAATCAGCACACACTCATTCATTTACTACTCCTGCTTTTGTTGGTAACTCTTCAAGCACTGGCGTTCATGTACACGCATCTGGAACTTTTGCTGGTAGAATTGGTAATGTAACAGGAGCTATAGATGGTAACTCTCCGATAACTTCTAATACAAGCAACCCTCCGTTTTATGTATTAAATCATATTATTAAATATTAACTAAATATTGGAAAAGAAGATTTAACAAATGGCAAGAATTCGTGGTATAGGACAGATTGACAGAAACACTAATCTAGTGTCTGATCAATTAATTGGCGTAGAGTCTGGGACTCTTGATACCCTCATTTCAACTGACGGCACGCAAGTTCGTTTTGTTAAAGAAGGTACTGGAGCTTTAGCTTACTTTGAATCCAACAAACTTCTTTGGACTTCTAGTGCTGGTTTAACGCACGTTGTTGGAACTAATTCTGTTGATGGTGCTGATACTAGAACACTTCTTTTAAGTTCTTCTGATAGTGCTAACGCCGCTAGAGGTGCTTTCATTACTCTTGCTGGTAATGAGGCTTCAGTAAATCCTAGTTCTATATTTCTTACTAGTGGCAATGCTACTAACTCTTTAATCTCTATTAACGCAACTGGAAGTAATGGTACTATACAATTACATTCCTCAAATATTTTGCGATTAACACTTACTTCAGGTGGTTCATTAGAATATAATAACAACATGACTATTCATGCGGCGTCTGTTGATGGTGCTGATAATCAAAGAATAGTTATTAATGGTGGCGGTAATACTGGTGGTATAGATCCTGCTAGAGGAGCTGGTTTACAACTTTCTGGTAATGAAGAATCTAATCCTGGCTTAGCACAGATATTTTCTGGTGATGCAGTTGGAAGTAAAATACAATTCTTTACTCCTGGAAATTATCCAATTAGATTTTGGACTAACTCAACACAAAGATGGGACATAGACGGCTCTGGTCATTTAGTTCCTGCTAGTGCTTCAGCATATAATTTTGGTAGTGCTAGTTCTCCTGTCAACAATGTTTACGCAACAAGTATTGGTTTATTTGCTGCATCAAGTTTTTCTATATTTACTAACAACATTAATAGATGGCAAGTAAATTCTACTGGAAGTTTTATTCCTGGAGCCAGCAATACTTACGATATTGGTACTGATACATCAAGAGTTAGTCGCATCTATGCACAAAATGAATTAAGAGTTGATGCTATTAGTAAAGCTGATGCTGATGGAGTTATGTCTTTCGCTTCGGGTACAGGAGCATTACCATATATTAAATTACAAGGAACAACTGGTAATAAAATTACTGCTGGAACTTCTGATGGTGCTGATAATACATATGTAAAATTGGCGGGTGGTGGAGATGTAGGAAGTTCTCGTGGTGCTACCATAGAATTATATGGTAATGAAGCTCCATCTTCTAACAACGGAAAAGTTTTAATTCAAGGTGGACAAGATGCTAATGGAACAATACAACTTCAAACCAATAATGCTTCTGCTGGAATTAATTTAACTACTGGTGGTAACAGTGCCAATATAACTCTTGAAGGAAATTCTGGTGGTGCAAAATGGTTATATGTTGCTAACGATGGTGAATTAGAATTTACTGGAACAACTACCGGCTTTATTGGTACTACAACAAGTGATGGAGCAGATAACGCATCACTATATCTTTCTGCCGGCGGTGGCGGCGCGGGAACAAACGCGAGTTTGCCAACTAGAACTGGTTCTCTAACACTTAGAGGTAATGAAAATGCTTTTGGTGGTCAAGTATTCCTACAAGGTGGAGCTGTTGCTTCAGGTAAAATAAGATTACAAACCAATCACGCAACACCAACTATTGATATTGAAGCAAATACTTTAGTTACTTGGTCATTCAATAGCACAGGACAACTAGTTCAAAATGCAACCAATGGCGATAATATAATCATTAACCGTAATGGTAAAGGTATATTCCATGGCAATAATGCTATGGACTTGATTTTTGGTAATAGCACTCTCGGAGCTTTCATTGTTGCTAGTGGTAGTACAGTAAGCAGTGAAATGTTAATTTCTACTGGCCCAACGGTTTCTGGAGCTGCTTTATATCTAAGAGCGCAAGGCGCAACTGCTCCTATATTATTACAAGCTGGAGGTGCTACTACTAGATGGTCTGTATTATCTTCAGGTCATTATGTTCCTTTTGTCGGCAGCACATATGATATTGGAACTACTTCATTAAGAGTTAGAAATCTTTATGTAGATAATATAATTGGAGGTGCTGGTGGTGGCTCATTAAGCACATTAGCTAATGATACATTCTTAAATGGTAGAAACTTTGCTAATAGTGCTGATGTTGGTTTAATTAAATTAAGTGTTGCTGATGATACTACTATTAGTTCAGCTAGTGCTAAGAAAATTAAATTAATGAATATTGCTGGTTCTGCTTATGTTGGCACATTTGATTATGTTAATCAATCTTTAACCCTTGCTGCCACTGCTGGTGTTAGTAGATTAATTCAAACTTCTGCCACTATTGATTCTCGTTGGACACTTGATGTTGCTAACTCACGATCAATAGTAGGAAATACAACTTCTCATGATTTATATTTTAATACAACCAATTTAAATAGATGGTATATTGATACCACAGGAAGACTTGCGGAAGATCCTACAAATGGTAATGGTATTCTATTACAAAATCCTACAAGTGGTATAGAATATAATAGTGCTTCAGGCGATCTATATTTCGGTTCTATACAGTCTAATGATCTTAGATTCTATACTAATAATAGTAATAGATGGAGAATAAAAAATACTTCAGGTAACTTAGAGCAAGATGTAACTAACGGCGGCGATCTTGTATTTAATAAGTCTTCTGGAATTATTCGACAAGGCACTGTTGATGCGACAGATACTAACTCTATTTCTCTAGTCGGCGGTGGTGCAGAAGCGACTAGCAGAGGCTCATATATTAGAGTTTCTGGTAATGAACATGCAGATTTAGGAAAAGTAATAATTCAATCGGGTGCAGTAGCCGGCGCAGATATTAGAATGGACGTTGGCTCTAATGCTAACATCTATCAACTTTCTATCGGTAATACACCGGTAGATCAAAATTCTGGCACATTAAGAACTTTCACTACTAGAGATCGTCCAACCGTGGATGGCGTGAACTTCATATTCAATGCAAAATATCCAGATATTACTTCCACTGTAACTCGTTATCAAAAAGTTGCAGAGTTTAGAGGTTATGATCCTAAAATAAATGTTGGTATAACTGATTCTGGTTATAGAATTGGTATAGCAGTTGAGCATTACTTCAATACAGCAAATTTTGCTGGAACCCTTGCTGAACAGTATGGTACATGGTCGAGAGTTGGACTCCATACTCTTAATCCAACCGGCACAATATCTAATTCATATGCACTATATGCAGAAACTTTAAATTTTGGTATAGCTGGCTCTATCACTAATGCTTGGGGTATCTTTCAAGCATCAAACGGTGGCGGGAATACTAAGAACTATTTTGAGGGTCGTGTTGGTATTGGTGTTGCGCCTGCGACCGGATTCTTTCTCGATGTTGCTGGAGCATTACAAGTTGCCGGTAACATTCAGTACACTCCTTCTATATTTTCTATTGCTGCAAATACTGCTGATGGTGCAGACAATAAGAAAATTATAATTGGTGGTGGCGGTGCTGCTGGATTTGCACAAGTAGGACGTGGCGCATATCTAGAACTTGGCGGCAACGAAAGTAATTCTGGTGGTGCAACACTTTCAACTGGTGACGCTGGCGGACATCTATATCTCTACACTCGTAACAGTGCTGCTGATATTTACTTTAATGCAGGAGCAATCGGAAACTGGAAAGCATCTGGTGCAGACGGCGACCTAGTATTCAGTGGTTCAACTTCAAGAATTCATGCTGATACTGCTGATGGCGCAGACACAAAAAGACTATTACTTTGTGGTGGTGGAATTCAAGGTGATTCTAGAGGCGGTACAATATATCTCTACGGAAATGAGCACGGAAGCACCGGTTCAGTAGAAATATTAGCAGGCGGTGCAGGTTCAATCTATTTTGAAACTCTAAATGCTGTTCAGTGGCAAGTTCAAAATGCTGGACATTTAGTACCTGGCTCAAATAATACAAAAGATATTGGTAATTCTAGCTTAGGTATACGCGACATTTACTTGCGCGATCTTTTAGTTAGAGGTGCAATCACTGGCACTGCAACTAACACACTTAATATCACAACTGGTACTGTTGATGGCACAGACAACATGAGATTAGAAATATCTGGTGGTGGTGATATTGGTTCTTCTCGTGGAGCTTATATTTCTCTTTTTGGTAATGAAGAAGCTAATACGGGAAGAATAGATCTTGTTGCCGGTAACGTTTCTGGTGGACATATTACTATATCAACTGCCGGAGCAGAGAGATGGAGAATAATAAACTCATCAAATTCTAACTTACAGTTCAGCACAACAAACGGTTATATTTTCGCTACTACTTCTGATGGCTCGGACAGTGCTAGACTTATTCTATCGGGTGGCGGCAACGTTTTAGATACTGCTAGAGGCGGTTACATTACTATCAATGGTAATGAACATGCTGGACTTGGTGGTATTCAAATACAATCTGGAATTGGTACGGCTGGTGTTGGTATTAACATTCAAGTTAATAGCACTACCGGAGAACTAAATCTTGGCACTAATGCTACAACAAGATTAGCTATAGATGCTAATGGTAGAACACAACATAGAGCATTTACTGGCTACACACCTTCAGGTAAATTTGAAATTCCCGTAGTAGCAAATACAACTAATGCGACTACAGCTAATCTTTATACTTTAACATTAGCAGATAATACTACCTACATATTCACTGTAACTCTTGGCGGAAGATTTAATAGCACTACAGCCAAAGGTATTGGTGGAAAACTTAAGTTCACTGTCTATAGAAACAATGCTGGAGCTGCTGTTATTGCTTCAGACTTGGGAGGAAGAATTAAAGAAATAGAAACCTATGGTTCTCCGGGATATGATTTTGATGTAGATGTTTCAAGTAATGATATAAGAATCAGAATTACTGGAGCGGCGGCAGAAACAGTTTCTTGGATTGGTAATATAGAATACTTAGCGGTTTCAACGGCAACATAATATGGCAAAGATAGTATCAAGTACAACATACATTGCTCCGACAGGTCAAAACGACTTTGCTACAAAAAAATATGTAGACGATAATGCTGGCGATGCGTCCGGTGGTATTACTTATACGCCTACTACTTATACCATTAAAGCTAATACTACCGATGGTTCTGATAATAAAAGAATTCTTATTGAGGGCGGCGGAGATTTTGCTACTGGTAGAGGTGCATATATTGGTATCTATGGTAATGAATTTGCTGGTGGAGAGGGTACATTAGAAATATATGGCGGAGATGCTACTACTGGTGGTTCTGGTAATGTTAATATAGGAAGCAGAAGTACAACAGGAGAATTAAGACTATCTACTAATAATTCTATAAGATGGCTTGTAGATTCTGGAGGACATTATGTTCCTAATGGAAATATTACTTCAGATATTGGAAATGGTTCTAATTATATTAGAAATCTATATATAGATTCTACCATCGGAACTAGAGTCACACTTAATCGTGGTAGTGCGTCGGCTGCATCTGCTTCAGGATTTAATGTTCAAGTTGATGGAACTACTTATGGATATTTTAGATTAAGTGATACCGATACTACATTAGATATATCAGCCAATCAAGATATGTATTTCTTTACTGGAGGTTCTGCTAGATGGTCTATAGCAGCCGCAGGTGGACTTAGAGCGGAAGCAAATAACGCATATGATATTGGCAGTTCCGGGGCCCGAGTAGCAACCATCTATGCCGTTAATGCTCTTAACACTTCAGATCAGAGATTAAAACAAGGTATCATAAGTATATCTAGTTCTGATGCTTTAGATAAAGTATGTGGTTTAGATCCTATAAGATATACATTCAAACCAGAATATGACGATGGTTCAGCAAGAGTCCGAACAGGTTTCTTAGCACAAGAGGTAATAGATGAAATTCCTGAAGCAGTAGTAGCTGGAGACTCTAATAATAATTTAGAATTTGGTGATGAGGGCTTTGAAGCTTGGTCAATGCAAACTGATCATATCATTCCATATCTAGTTGGAGCTATTAAGAAACTTAAAGAAGAACTTGAAGCCGCTAAAGCAAGAATAACAGTATTGGAGAATTAATATGCCACTAGCACCTAATACATGGCCACTACCGTATACCGCATCATATAGAATGGTTTTTGATAGTGAGAACAGACCATCTTATTATGACATAACTATTACAGATAATTCCACAAATGAATCGGTGTCTGCCCAGACTAGTAATGCAGACCCTTTGGAATTAAACAAAACAATAAAAGACTTAGCAGATTTACTATATCCATAGTGGCTACAAGTTTTAATAAATAATGTAAGATCATTACTTAGGAGACTAATCATGGCAAGACAGAGCGTAGCTATTACACCGAATAACGGTGCAGATCTAGCAAGACCCATTACTTCACTGTATGTTGGGGGCGCTGGTGACATCACACTTGAACTAGTCAAAGATGTGCCAGGTGGTACTCAACTTAAATCAGTTCCTGCTGGTACATACCTAGAGAATCTAGTCATTAGAAAAATATACGCCACTGGAACAACTGCCACATTTCTAGTGGGGTTCTTTTAATGTCAATAAAATCTTATTTCAATATTGTTTCTGATGTATTTGAGTTAGTAGATCTCAAAATCTTCTTAACTAAAGTATTACTATTAATCACTGCTTTTCTTGCTCCTATATCAAGCATCATCTTTGGAGTAGTTTTTCTTGTTGCTTGCGATCTTATCACTGGTGTCATAGCTGCTTTCAAAAAGAAAGAAAAGATTACAAGCTCAAAGCTATCAAGAACTATATCCAAACTTCTTGTGTATTTTGTTACTATAGTTGTCTGTAGAATAATTAATGAGTATTTGTTATTTGGGGCTGATGTTGTTCCTCTAACCTCAATGGTTACTAGCTATATTGCATTAACAGAATTAAAATCTATTCTTGAGAATCTTGATAAGATGACTAAAGGAAAGATGAGTGCATTGGGTGCTATTATGAGAGCATTATCAAATGAAAGATTTAGATCCAACGGCAACGGCGCATCAACACCAAAAAGAATTAAAGATAAACCAAAGAGAAAATAACCATGCCACTTCCAGCTACCAGAGTTGATTTAATAGAGTGGTGCCTGAGAAAGTTGGGTGCTCCTGTTATTGAATTAAATTTGGATGAAGATCAAATTGAAGACCGCATAGATGAAGGTCTAGCGTATTTTCGTGACTATCATTTTGATGGTGTAGAGCGTTGTTATCTTAAACATCAAATCACCGCATCAAGTTTTGTAATCACTGGAGCTCCTGTTGGAGTTTTTGAAAAAAGACAAGTATTGAAGGGAAACACAAGCAATGCTACAGCGTATTTTTATGATGTTGTTGGCCTTAATGTGCGCTTTATTACTGCGGCTGGAAGCTTTACGCCAGGAGAAACAGTCACCAATCAAACTACCGCCGGCACATTCGTTATTTCTAATACTCCCAATGCAATCGTTATTGGAGATATAGATACAAAATCTATTCCAGTTGGTGATAGAGTAATCAGTGTTACCGATATATTACCTCCACAGAGTTCTTCGCTTGGTGGAAATATGGGTGGTATATTTGACTTTCAATATCAATGGGCATTGAACAATATGTTCAGCATGGCTTCTACTGATTTAATTACCTACGATATTTACAAAACATATATTGCTACTTGGGAATTTCTATTCAGAGGTAAAAAGGGTTTACGTTTTAATAGAAAAACAGATACGCTTTATATTGATATCAATGATTACATGGTAGACCAATTTGTAATTATAGAAGCATGGGTAGCATTAGATCCAGAACAATATAAAGAAGTCTACGGAGATGAAATTGTTAGAGAGTATTGCTACAACTTAATCAAAGAACAGTGGGGAAATAACCTCAAAAAGTTTTCGGGTATTCAACTTCCAGGCGGGATAACTCTCAACGGACAAGTAATCTACGATGAAGCACAAAGAGATTTAGAAAAACTCAGAGAGCGTATTCGTAAAGAGTTTGAGTTGCCACCTGATTTTATGGTTGGATAATAGGGCATAAATACCCTATAGCAACAATTTAAGGTGGAACCGTGGGAACCAATCGTTACTTCAATCTATTTAATCCGCGATCAGAACAAAATCTGGTTGACGATCTCAATCGTGAGGCCATACAAATACATGGCATAGATTGTGTGTACCTTCCAAGATCAAACCAAAAAATAGATCTAGTATTAGGTGAAGATGTTCTCTCTAAATTTGATGACGTATATGATATAGAAGTGTACATTAAAAACGTAGATGGCTTTGAAGGTCAAGGAACTTTAATGAACAAGTTCGGGATTGATATCAAAGATCAGATCACTTTAACTATTTCACGCACAAGATTTAACGATGTAGTAGGAACAGAATTAGAAAGACCAAGAGAAGGTGATTTAATTTACTTTCCTCTAAACAATGCACTATTAGAAATTAGATATGTAGAACATGAAAGTGTATTTTATAATCTTGGCGAAAGATATGTTTACGAATTAAAATGTGAACAGTATGCTTTCTCACATGAAGAAGTTAAAACTGGAGTTGATGCAATTGATGAAATTGCTGATATAGCGGCATCAAGTATATTCTTAAAACTTGGAGTTGGTGTTGGTACTTTTCAACAAGGCGAAATTGTTTATCAAGGTTTAGATCTATTAGAAGCAGATGCAAAAGCTACTGTTATTCAAGCAATCTTTCCTGCTGGACAACTTCAAGTTAAAGATATTTTTGGTGTGTTTGATCCTACTAACGGCCCAGTTAAAGGTGTTAAAAGTGCCGCTTCATATTCTCTAACATCTCTTAATACTCAAGCTATTAGTGATCCATTAGCAGAGAATGTTCCTATTCAGACAGAGAGTGATTCTATTATAGATTTCACTGAGAACAATCCATTTTCTGAGGATGACTTCTAATGTTTGGCAATATATTCTACCATAGAACAATGAGAAAAGTTGTTTCAGTGTTTGGTTCACTGTTCAATGATATCTCTATTGTAAGAAGAGACGCACAAGGTAAAGAGATCAAGCGTATTAAAGTCCCTTTGGCTTACGGTCCAAAAGAAAGATACTTATCAAGAACATCTAAAGAGCCAGATTTCAATCAAGGTTATACAATAGAACTTCCACGTTTAGCTTTTCAAATTGTTTCATTCAATTATGATGGAGCAAGAAAACTAAACACAATGCATAGAAATAAAAAGGCTATTGCAGGCGATGGTTCACATGTGAACAGACAGTACAATCCAGTGTCGTACAAGCTCGGCCTAGAGCTTTACGTGCTTGCTAAGTACATAGATGATGCTAACCAGATCATAGAACAAATACTTCCTTGGTTCACTCCTGACTATACTGTAACTATTAAAGCTATACCAGAAGTAAATCTTATTGATGACGTTCCAATCACTCTCCAAGCTGTTTCTATGGCTGATAACTATGAAGAAGATTGGCTAACAAGAAGAGATATTATTTGGACTCTAAATTTTGAAGTTAAGACTTTATTCTATGGGCCAGTAAAACCAGAAGATGTTATTACAAAAATACAAACAGATATTCTTGTTGGGCCTATTGGAAATTCTGTTCAAGATCAAATAGCAAGAAACGCAACACCTAGATCGGCACGACATTTAATTGAAGCTCTTCCTGGAGAAACTTTTGAAGATGATTTTGGATTCAGTGAAAGCTATACTGAATATACAGACAATAAGAAGTTTAATCCTGAGACTGGATTAGATGAAGACATTGTATTAAAAATAAAAACTGAAATTTTACATACTGGCGAGCAATTTGGGAAACCAAAAATTATTTAAGGTGATATATGAGTGACGATATTATAAAAGATAATGATCAGGAATTTAATCAGTTTGTAGCAACTGAAGACGATCTTCGTGCTATTACTGGAAATACTTTACCTGTTATTTCTTCTGAGAAAACAGAAGAGACTAAACTTCCTACGGCAGCTAAAGACGGCTCACCATTAGTGCCGGTAATATTTGAAGAAGCTGTGCCGGTATTAGCACCAAAGAAAGATACACATACTGAAGAGGTTGAAACAGACTATAAGTATGTGAGAGATAATCTATACACAATTACTGAACGATCTGTTGAAGCACTAAACAATCTATCTCAGATTGCTAACGCAAGCCAACATCCTAGAGCTTTTGAAGTTTTAAGTTTGTTAGTTAAAACAATTGCTGATGCACAGAAAGACTTGATGACCATGCACAAAGATAAGGTTAAGATCGAAAATGAGAAAGCAAAACAAATTTCTGACACTGGTCCTGAAGTTGTCAACAATAATTTATTTGTTGGTACGACTACTCAACTGGATGAGATCATAAAGAAAATGGGGTTAGTCAAGAAAGATGCCTAGATATAATCCACAGACTATGCGGCACTACAAAGGTAATCCTAACCTTAAGTGCGCTGGCGTTCAAATGGCTTATACTACCGATCAAATTGCGGAGCGTATTAAATGCACCAATGATCCATTATATTTCATTCAGACTTACATGAAGATCGTTCACGTGGATAGAGGACTTGTGTCTTTTGATCTATATGACTTTCAAAAAACATTACTTCAAGCATATATTGATGAACGTTTTGTTATTGCAAAACTACCAAGGCAGGTAGGAAAATCTACTGTAACAATTGCTTACATCATGTGGACTGTATTATTTGGTCCGATGCAAAATATTGCTGTGCTTGCTAACAAGGCTCAGATTGCTAGAGATATTTTAGCTAAACTTCAATTAGCTTTTGAACATATACCACTATGGATGCAACAAGGTATCGTATCGTGGAACAGAGGTTCTATTGAATTAGAAAATGGTTCAAAAGTTGTTGCTGCTTCTACTGCTAAAAGTTCTATTCGTGGTAACACATATAATATTATTTTCTTGGACGAGTTTGCTTTCGTACCACAAAATATTGCTAACGAGTTTATTACTTCTGTATATCCTACTATTTCTTCAGGTACTACAACAAAACTATTCATGGTATCAACACCGAATGGTATGAATTTATTTTATGATTATTGGGAAGCTGCTCTAGCAAAAGAAAATCTTTATAAACCTATTGAAGCTCATTGGTCGGTTGTTCCTGGACGTGATGCTAAGTGGGCTGAAGACCAAATTAAACAATTAGGACAAGAAAAATTTAATCAAGAATTTAATTGCGAATTCTTAGGTTCTGTGAATACGCTTATTGTTCCATCTAAAATGATGTCACTGGGAACTAGAAAAAGAGAACCTCTTCATAAAATTAATGATATAGACATTTACGAATTCCCACAAGAAAAACATATCTATATGACCATTGTGGATACCGCAGAAGGACAAAATTTAGATTATTCTGCTATGACTGTGATTGATGTTACCGAAGCTCCTTATAGGGTGGTAGCAAAATACAGAAATAACAAAGTATCTCCAATGATGCTACCCAATATCATATATAACGTGGCCACTAAATATAACACATCGCATGTATTGATTGAAACAAATAATATCGGAAGTCAAGTAGCAGAAACTTTACACTCAGATCTAGAATACGAAAACATCTTTTCTACTACTAATATGGGGAGAGGAGGTCAAAGAATCTCGGCAGGGTTTAAGAAAAACGCTAAGTTAGGAGTAAAGACCACGGCCCCAATTAAATCTTTAGGGTGTTCAAACCTTAAAAGTATAATTGAAAATGATCAACTATTAATCCACGACAAAGATACTATTAAAGAGTTAGCCGCTTTCGTAGCAACTAAAAAAAGCTTTGCCGCAGGGGCAGGTCATAATGATGACTTGGTTATGTGTTTAGTTCTTTTTGGTTGGTTAGCTACTCAGCCCGTCTTCAAGGAATTGACAGACGTGGATATACGAAAGAACATGGCTGACCAGAAAGAAGAGAGTATGAGAGAAGAGATGCTTCCCTTTGGAATTATCGCTTCAAGTGAAGACCATGTTAAAGCTGTTGAGACTTTCAAAGATAATGACGGAACTAATTGGGAAGTTGTTAATGAGTGGGAAGAGAGCAAAAGATCATGGAATGAGTTTGACTATACCGGAAAAGACGATCAAGATGAGAGTTTTGAAGACTGGTAATATTTGGAATATTATAAAGACAGTAAAATTATAAATATCTAGTGCTAAAGCTATACAAAGGCCTGCTCAGATTTGAGGTGGAGCACTTAAAACTTTAAGGAGAAAAAACATGGGATTTCAAGTATCGCCCGGAGTAAATGTAAGTGAAATTGATCTTACTACTATTGTCCCTGCCGTATCAACTACTGACGGTGGTTTCTGTGGTGTGTTCAAATGGGGGCCGCTCAACGAGATCGTTCTTGTTGGAAACGAAAATGACGTAGTAAGACGATTCGGTAAACCCGATTTGGAAACTGCTACTTCGTTCTTCACTGCCGCAAACTTTTTAGCTTACGGAAATAAACTTCGTATTGTTCGTGCTGCAAGCACAGCAACACAATCTGTTGCCTTCACTGGCGTAAGTTCTACTGGAACTGCTGTAACTGGTTCAGGCTTCTTGCTTGGTGCTTTACGTGTACGTCCTGGAGACACTATTGTTTTTGGACTTGACGAAAGAAATGTAACTGCTGTTGCAAGTGATATCGCATTAACTATTGATGCTGCATTTTCTCCAGATTTAAGTTCTGCTGCTGTTACCATTAAAATCTTTGTTGGAGCTTTAAATGCTACTTCAGAAGAAGGTACTGGAACTGCTGCTCCTGGTATCGGAGTTCTTATTAAGAATGACGATGACTATACACAAAACTATTCTAGCGGTTTAGCTAACGTTGGACCTTTTGCTGCTAAGTATCCTGGAGCATTAGGTAATGCTATTTTGGTTTCTATTTGTCCAAGTGGTAGCACTAATCCTGCAACTGCTAACGCATTTAAACAAAACCTTGCTGGCACTGTTTCTAGTTCTGGTGTTACTTTAACTGGTACTGGAACTGACTTCTTAAATAAATTAACTGTTGGTTCTATCGTTAGAGATTTAGCTTCAGGTCAAGAAAGAAAGATCGCTTCTGTAGTATCTGCTACTTCAGCAGATACCGATACCGCTTTCTCTCCTGTATTACTTGGTGCTTCACTTTCTGCTAAATGGGAATTCGCTGATGCTATCGGTGTTGCTCCTGGAACTTCTGACTATGCTGCTGATCGTTCTAGTTCTGCTGATGAACTTCACGTTGTAGTTATTGACGCAAATGGAGATATCTCTGGTACTAAAGGTGCTGTTCTTGAAAGACATGCTTTCCTTTCTAAAGCTGCTGATGCTAAGAGTCCAGATGGTGCTTCTGTTTATTACGTAAATAAAATCAATGAAGTGTCAAACCTAATACGTTGGACAGATCATCTTCCTGCTGGATTAAACTGGGGAAGTAGTGCCGCTGGTATTGCTTTCACTGCTATTAATAAGCCATACACAGTTCGCTTGAAAGGTGGACGTGATGTGAATACTGGAGGCGCTGTAGAGGGCGCACGTATTCAAGGTTACGATTTGTTTGCTAATGCTGATCTAGTTGATGTATCACTTGTTCTATTAGGTGAAGCATCTTCAGCAATCGCAATTTCTGTAATCAATAACGTTTGTGAAGTGCGTAAAGATTGTGTTGCTTTTATCTCACCAGAAAAAGCTGACGTAGTTGATAACGTAGATAACGAAGTTGAAGATTCTATTGAATTCCGCGATACTCTTCCATCAAGCTCGTATGCTTTTATGGACAGTGGTTGGAAACTTCAATACGACAAATACAATGACGTTAAGAGATGGGTTCCTTTGAATGGTGATATTGCTGGTCTATGTGTTAGAACAGATACTATTGCTGATCCTTGGTACTCTCCTGCTGGATATAACAGAGGTAATATTAAAAATGTATTACGTCTTGCTTATAGCCCACACAAAGCGCAAAGAGATGACTTGTATCTTTCTGGAATCAATTCTGTAATTGACGAACACGCTCAAGGCACTGTATTGTTTGGAGATAAAACTCTTCTTGCTAAACCAAGTGCGTTTGATCGTATTAACGTTCGTAGATTGTTTATTGTTCTTGAAAAAGCAATTGCTCGTGCTTCTAAATTTACTTTGTTTGAATTCAACGATTCATTCACAAGATCACAATTTAGAAACCTTGTTGAGCCTTTCTTGAGAGATGTTCAAGGTAGACGTGGAATATATGACTTCAAAGTTGTATGTGATACATCTAACAACACTCCTGAAGTAATTGACCGTAACGAGTTTATTGGAGATATTTACATCAAGCCAGCACGTTCGATCAACTTCATTCAGTTGAACTTTATTGCTGTAAGAACTGGTGTCGAATTTGCTGAAATTGTTGGTAAATTCTAATAAATATTAACTTAGGGAGAAACCAAAATGGCTTTTAAAATTCAAGATATCAAGACAGCATTAGAGTTTGGTGGAGCACGTCCGTCACTCTTTAGAGTAGAGCTAGACCTTCCGCTTGCTATAAGCGGAGGTCAAATTCTTCCACAAGGCGGTTCACAAGCGGCAGATAAAACTACATTCAAAAACAAATTAAGTTTTCTATGTAATGCTGCTTCTTTACCCTCTTCAACTATTGCTCCAATCGAAGTATCATACTTTGGTAGAAAAATTAAGGTTGCTGGTAATAGAACATTCCCTGAATGGACATTGACTATTATCAACGATGAAGATTTTGCTTTAAGAAATGCTTTTGAATCATGGATGGGAGCTATCAACGGACATACAACTAACTTACGTAACTCTGGTGCTACATCAACTCCAGATACATATAAGGTAGACGGTAAGGTATTACAATTTGGAAAAGCTGATGATCAGTCTCCAATTAGAAAGTACCAATTTCAAGGTTTGTTTCCAACTGAAGTTTCTGCTATTGAAACAAATTGGGCAACCGAAAATGAAATTGAAAGTTTCACTGTAACCCTTCAGTACGACTTATGGGTTCTTGACGCCAGCAAAGAATAATTTAGGCTCACCTAAATATCAAGTGAAGGTCTTGGAGATAATCACAAGCCTATTATAGTATGAACAGGAGAGCAAATGGATTTTAAATTATTCGGTTATACATTAAAAAAGACTGAACTAGAAAAAGCTAAAGAAGATGCTAAGTCTTTTGTACCGCCTACTAATGAAGATGGCGCAGTAACCGTTGAAGGTGTTGGTGCCTACGGAGCCTTCATTGACCTTGAAGGCTCTTCTAAAAACGAATTTGAATTAATCACACGCTATAGAGAAATGGCACTTCTACCTGAAGTAGATAGTGCTATAGACGACATTGTTAATGAAGCAATTGTTGTTAATGGACAAAGAGATGCCGTAGAAATTAATCTCAGCAATATCAAAGAAAAGAAAGAAGTTAAAGAAGCAATCTATGAAGAGTTTGATAATATTCTTACTCTATTAAATTGGAATCAAAACTCATACGACCTATTCAGAAAATGGTATATAGACGGTAGACTGTTTTTTCACGTTATACTAGACGATCAAAAAAAGAAAAATGGGATCTTAGAACTTCGATATATTGACCCAAGACAAATTCGTAAAGTTAGAGAAATAGAAAGAGATGTTTCAGAACAGGGTGTTGAGCTATTAAAAGTTGCCGATGAATATTACGTGTTCAACCAAAGAGGACTTCTTCGTGGTGGTTCTGGTAATACCACATACACTGGCGCATCTACTACCGTAGAAGGTATTAAAATTTCTACTGATTCAATTCTATTTGTTCATTCTGGTATTGTAGATAAATTTTCTTCTACCATTCTTTCTAATCTACATAAAGCATTAAAAGGAATGAATCAACTAAAAATGATGGAAGATGCGATGGTTATCTATCGTATTGCTCGTGCTCCAGAAAGAAGAATTTTCTATGTTGATGTTGGTAATCTTCCTAAATCAAAAGCTGATGCATATCTTAGAGATATCATGCAAAGATATCGTAACAAGATGGTCTACAATATCGAAACTGGAGAAGTCAAAGACGATAGACGAACACTTTCTATGCTTGAAGACTTTTGGTTGCCGAGGAGAGAGGGATGCCTTTCATTGAATACGCAGATAGATTTACTAGATGGCCGTCAAGTTCCTTTAAGTGATTTAATATTAGAATATGATCAAGGCAAACAAAACTGGACATACTCTGTTTCACCCGAAGGAGAAATAGTTCCTGGCCTGATATCTTGGGCTGGCGTTACACGCAAAAATACTGATGTGCTTAAAATAACTCTCGACAACGGCGAAGAAGTTATAGCAACACCAGATCACAAATTTATTTTGCGAGACGGCACTAAAATAGAAGCAAGAGATCTGAAACCACAAGATTCGTTAATGCCTTTCTATACGAGAGAGAAAGATAAACAAATATTAAGTAAAGCAGAATACTTAGAAAAATGGTCTCCTGGCTTGGCTAAAATGCAAGCGATGAATGAAGAAAAGAAACTCCATAACCATAAAGTCGTTTCAATAGAAATACTTTCTGAAAGAATGGATGTCGGAACCTTAACAATTGATAAAGACCACAGATATCACGATTATCACAACTTTGCTCTATCGGCTGGAATCTTTGTGATGAACAGTCAGGGCACTTCTATTGATACACTTCCAGGTGGTGAAAATCTTGGTGAGATGGCAGACGTTGAATACTTTCAGAAGAAATTATATAAAGCACTTAATGTTCCAGTATCAAGATTAGATCCAGAAAATGGTTTCCAATTAGGACGTGCTGCTGAAATTACTCGTGATGAATTGAAGTTTACTAAATTCATCTATAGACAAAGAATTAGATTCTCACACCTATTCATTGAACTATTAGAAAAGCAACTAACTATAAAGGGTATTGTAAACCGAGATGAATGGGAGAATATAAAAGAGCAAGTAACTTTTGATTGGGCTAACGATAATCACTTTACTGAATTGAAAGACTCTGAAATTCTTAGAAACAGACTTGAGCTTATTCAATTGATAGATCCATACACACAAAAATACTTCTCAGTTAAGTGGATTAGAAAGAACGTACTAAAACAGACTGAGGATGAACAGAAAACTGTGGATAAAGACATTGTAGCTGAAAAAGACGTTTACCCTGATCCGGCTCCCGCTCCGGGAGAAGATGGGGTTAAAATGACTAATTTTGATGATGGTAACGAATTTTAATAAACTTGGAAAGGATAAATACATATATGTCAAAAAAGAAACTAAAAAACCTTATTAAGTTAGCTTCAGAAATGAACCTTTCGGCTTTCAGAAAGACGCTAAAAGAAGTTCTTTTGGCTAAGACAGCTAAGAGACTTGACGAAAAAGAAGTACAGCTTTCCAAGAAACTTTTTAAAGAGAAACGTTAGGCCTAAGAAATGAAACTCATTACAGAAGTAAATGAAAATTTAGCGTACAAGGTTATTACCGAAGAAAAGTCTGGCGGTAAAAACTACTTCATTGAAGGTATCTTTCTCCAAGCAGAAATGAAGAACCGCAATGGAAGAATGTACCCTAAAGAACTTCTACAAAATGAAGTTAAAAGATATATTAAAGAGTACGTAGAAAAGAATCGTGCTTTTGGTGAATTGGGACATCCAGATGGTCCGACTATCAATCTTGATCGTGTATCGCATATGATTACCGAATTAAGAGAAGATGGTGATAATTTTATTGGTAAAGCTAAAATATTAGTTGACTTGCCTAACGGTAAAATCGTTAAGGCTTTTATTGATGCTGGTGCTTCACTTGGCGTATCTTCTCGTGGTATGGGTTCGTTAAGAACCGAAGGCCACGATATACAGATAGTTCAAGATGATTTTTATCTTGTAACGGCTGGTGACATTGTTGCCGACCCTTCTGCTCCTGATGCTTTCGTAAATGGCATCATGGAAGGTAAAGAATGGGTTTGGGATAATGGGCTCATCAAAGAACGTACCATTGCCGGCTACAAGAAAGAAATATCTAAGGCTCCTGCTAAGAAGATTCGTGAAGTAAGCGTAAAAGCTTTTGAAGACTTCATGAAACGACTTAGCAGAGGATAAATGTTCACGCATAAAGATTTAATAAGAACATTAAAGACTGAATTACTTACTGACCCCGAACATTTAGGGTATAGTAGATATTTTGCTTATCCGGCGCAGATCGCTGCTTTAATGAATCAACCACAAAGACAATCAGAAATACAATCTACTAGTATAACTAAAGCATTAGAATATCTAACTTGGCTTGAGGAATTAAAGGTAGTTAATAATGTACAGCTTGTAAAAGAACTAGTTGAGTTTTTAATATATCATGGAGCAGGAAATGCAGTTAATAATACTGTTGCTACCGAAGAAAGTGATGGATTGTTAAGAATTCTTAAATTACTAGGCATAGATTTTTTTCTAAATATGTTTGGTATATCATCATATTGGGGTGATAAAGAAAAGCTTAAGATGGCTGTTTTAGATGTTTTGGAACACGCTTCAAAAATAGGACAGAAAAAGTATTCTGTTCATATAAGTAATAAAATTATTTCATGTAGAATTCTTAGATTATTTAGTGGTGTTGCTGGGGCGCCAAACGCCGTGACTGAAAAAGATATTATTGATACAAAACATTACGCTAATATAATATAGGAAAACAAAAATGGCTTCAACATTAAACATTACATATTCAGCTTCAGCAAGTATAACTTGTACTCTTGCTTCTTTAGCTACTGCTTCAGCAAGATCTTGCGATGCTGTAGATAACGGCACAAACAAATATATTGATGCTATACTATATCTTGCTATACCTTTGGTTACGGGCACTCCGGCCTCAGATAAAGCTATCAACGTTTGGTTCTATGGTTCAGAAGATGGAACAAACTATACCGATAACTCTTTAGGTACTAATGCTGCTGTTACATTAAGAGTACCAACAAATTTGCGTGGACCTTTTATCATAACAACTCCAACTGCTGGTGCTTTAACCTATAAAGCAACTATAGGTTCTGTTGCTTCTTTCTTTGGTGGCATACTTCCTAGAAAATGGGGATTTGTTATTGAGAATAGAACTAACTTAGCTTTCAATGCAACTGAAGGAAATTTAATAAAGACTTTTACTGGTATAACATATACGACGACTTAATAAAACCCTTTAGGAGTGTGAAGAGTCGTTATGTATAATTTCCGACGTAGTAAATTAATAGCCCAACCAATGCAGCCAATAGTGGACGGAAACCACTATTTGAGCAAAGGCCTCGTGGGTTATTGGCCGTGTTCTGTAGATACTGCTACTGGTGGTACAGGAGCATTAAAAGACTATTCAGGTTATGGTAATCACGGCACAATAAGTAATACTTCTATAACTTATTCAACTACTCCTGGCCCTCTTAATGCTGTTGGTCTTAATTTCCCAAGCATAAAACAATTTGTATCATTTACGACTCCGGCTGGACTTCCTGCTTATCCAACTGGAGCAAACCAATTAACTATATCATTCTGGATTAAATCAAATTCAGCAACTCTTAAAGATATTGTTCAATATAATGCTGGGACTACTAGCGGAACAAATTTATTAATACAAACTTCTAGCGATAATATACAAATAGATTTCGGTTCGGCTGGACATATTTGGGGAACGGCGGCGAGTACCATATCGCAAAACTACATGTCTCATGTGGTTATAGTTGTGCCACCTGGAGCTACCTTAACTTCAGATATAAAAATTTACATTAATGGTATTGACGTTGCAGTATCAACTTTATCTGGAACGGCTGCTACCTTAAATCTATCTGCTGCCGATTGGCTATTTGGTGAAAGAGGACCTTCTCAAGCTAATAAAGCAGATCAAATTTTATCTGAAGTTCGTTTATATAATAGAGCATTACAAAGTTCAGAAGTTAGAGAATTATATTCCGACCCTTGGTCTGGACTTATTAATCCTGCTAATGAAATATTATATACTTTTGCTGGTGTCCCACCGACACAAAACATACAACCAACAGGAATATCTTCTGCTGAAGCATTTGGTTCACATAAAATAAACCAAAATATTAATACGGTGGGAAATATATCTTCTACTCAAGCTTTCGGCACTCATCAACTCAACCAAAAAATTCATAATGTTGGAGCGATAGTAAGCGCAGAAGCTTTCGGGACACACAAACTTAATCACGTAATTAAACCTATAGCCATAACATCACAAGAAGTTTTTGGTATACCAAAATTACATTTGGTTATCTATACTACTGGCCCACCAATTCTATCGGCCGAAACATTTGGAACTCATAAGCTAAATCAAAAAATACATCTTGTTGGTAATATTGCTTCTGTTGAAGCCTTTGGTTCTCACAAACTAAACCAAAGAATTTCTCCTACATCTATTACAACACTAGAAGCTTTTGGTTCTCACAAACTAAATCTAAAAATACATAATGCTGGCAACATTGCTAGTGCTGAAGCTTTCGGAACTCCAACAATAGTTCCTGGAACCGCTTACGTTCTTCCATCTGGTATTATAAGCCAAGAGGCTTTTGGTTTACATGAACTTGATTTAGAAATAGAAGAGCCTGGAGTTCCTAGTGCGGAAGCATTTGGTTTACACCAGATCAACCAAAAAATCAAACCATCTTCTATAGATTCATTAGAAGCTTTTGGTTCACATAAAGTAAATCTTAATATTCATGTAATTGGTATTACATCTGATGAAGCTTTTGGTACTCACATAATAGAAGTTGGAGATGTTATTATCTCTACTTCTTCTATAAACTCACTAGAAGCATTTGGTTCTCATAAAGTAAATCTTAATATTGTTCCTTCTTCTATTGATTCATTAGAAGGTGTTGGACTACCACACATAAAACATCATATTAAGCCAGCATCAATTGATAGTGCTGAAACTTTTGGTACACACCAATTAAATCTTTATATTGTTCCATCTTCTATTAATAGTAATGAAGCTTTTGGCAGTCATACCTTAACAACTGGCAATGTAAATATATTACCATCTTCTATTGATTCATTAGAAGTATTTGGTGTACACAATATAGTACATAAGATTAAACCATCTTCTATTGATTCAGAAGAAGCTTTTGGTTTGCATCAATTAAATCTTACTATCTTCCCGTTGGGTATTCTATCTCAAGAATATGTCAATGAAGCTCCTGGAGTTGAATATGAAATAGAACCTCCATCTATTAATAGTGCAGAAGATTTTGGTTTCCCAACTATAACTTCTATTGTATCTATTCAAGTAACTTCTATTAATAGTGCCGAAACTTTTGGTTTACATAAAGTAAATCAAAAAATTCATGCTCAAAGTATTACAAGTCAAGAAGCTTTTGGTTTACATAAGTTTAGTTACATAATATATCCAGATCACGTAAACAGTGCTGAAGCTTTTGGTTCACCTATTATACTTTCTGTTGTTTACGTACAACCATCTTCTATAGACTCACTAGAAGCTTTTGGTTCACATTCATTACATCTTAGAATATTCCCACAAGCAATAAACACTTCGGAAGCTTTTGGTTCACATTCATTATCGGCTGTTATATACCCATCTTCTATTAACAGTGAAGAAGCATTTGGCACACATCAATTAAATCTTTATGTTGTTCCTTCTTCTATTGATTCTACTGAAACATTTGGTTCACATACTGTAACACCTGGAACGGCTTACGTTCTTCCATCTGGTATTGTTAGCCAAGAAGCTTTTGGTTTACATGAACTTGATTTAGAAATAGAAGAGCCTGGAGTTCCTAGTGCTGAAGCATTTGGCACACATCAAATTAATCAAAAGATTAAACCTAGTTCAGTAGACAGTGATGAAGCTTTCGGAACTACAATGTTGGTTCACGAGATTGAGCCAAGCTCAATTGATAGTGAAGAAGCATTTGGCACTCCAACAATAGTAAGTGGAAATATTAATATCTATCCATCTTCTATATCTTCATTAGAATCTTTTGGTACACATAAAGTAAATCAAAAGATTCATGCTGAAAGTATTACAAGCCAAGAAACTTTTGGTAATCTAAAAATTAATTTTGTTATCTTTGCTCAAGATATCAATACTCAAGAAACTGTAAATGAACCTACATTACATTTAAAGATTTTCATTAATGAGATATTTTCATCTGAAGCTTTTGGTTCACATGTAATACAACCTGGAGTTGTTTACATTCAACCAAGTTCAATAACTTCATTAGAAGCCTTTGGCTCTCATAAAGTAAATCATCTTATCAATATCACAAGTATTGATTCGGAAGAAGCTTTTGGTACACATCTATTAATTCTTTATGTTGTTCCTTCTTCAATAACTTCTGAAGAAGCTTTCGGAACTCCAACACTAACTTCTATAGCTTACATTCAACCAAGTTCAATTGATAGTGAAGAGTATATTGGAACTCATAGTGTTGTACAAGTAATACAACCTAATGCTATTGATACAGAAGAATTTGTAAATGATGTAAATGTAGTTCAAGTAATACAACCACTATCAATTAACTCACAAGAAATGTTTGGTGGTCTGGATGATATTGAACAAAACATTTATCCACCAAGTATTAATTCGGCTGAATCGGTTGGTTTCCCAATAGTACAACCTGGAGCTGTATACATTCAACCGACTTCTATTGATTCGGAAGAAGCTTTTGGTATAGCACAACTTTCTATTTCTATAATAGTAAATGCTATTACTACCGAAGAAGTATTCGGATATCATATCGTTCATCAAAATATTCACACAACATCTATCTTTGAAGATGAATATGGAACACCACAAGTAAATCTAAACATTCATGTTCTTGGTATAGCATCATTAGAAGCTTTCGGTTCACACCAATTAAATTACATCATCTATCCTATTGGTGTTACTTCTGATGAAGCTTTCGGAACTACAATGTTGGTTCATGAGATTGAACCAAGTTCAATCAATAGTAATGAAGCATTTGGCACTCCAACATTAACATCTAATGCTTATATTAATCCATCTTCTATAACATCATTAGAAGCATTTGGTACACACCAAGTAAACTTAAATGTTCATGTTCTTGGTATAGCATCATTAGAAGAATTTGGTACTCACCAATTAAATCTTACTATCTTCCCAGTAAGTATTACTAGTGAAGAAGCATTTGGCTCACACCAATTAAATCTTTATATTGTTCCATCTTCTATTGATTCAGAAGAATACATTGGCTCACATAGTTTAGTTCAAGTAATACAACCATCTTCTATAACATCATTAGAAGCTTTCGGTACTCATCAACTAAATC